TCTCAAAGTTCAGTCACAGCAAACTCTATTCTTCAACACATTCCAGTACGGTAAAGAAACTGATGTGTGGGATGAGAGCGCAGTCAACGGTGCTGCCGCAGTATTTGACACTTCATTTAGTCAGGTGCGTATGCAGGTGACAAATCAAACGGGATCCAAGGTTATACGACAGACTCGCAACGTTCAACGTTATACTCCGGGCCGCACACAGAGTGTGGCATTCGCTGTTAGGTTAGATACCCCAGCAACTGGCATTCGTCGTAGGTTTGGTATGTTTGATGGCACTGACGGATTTTTCTTTGAGGACTGCGGAACTGTTGATCCTGACACGGGCGAGCCACAGTATGCCTGTGTGATTATCAACAGTGATGGTGCCACACCCACAGTGGAAAGAATCTATCGCAAAGACTGGAACGGCGATAAACTAGATGGTAACGGTCCCAGCGGTATCACAGCAAATCCTCAAGCGCAACAGTTGGTTATGATGGATTACGAATGGTACGGTGCTGGACAGGTATCCTTTATGTTTGTAATGAACGGTTTGCCTAGAGTTATACACACTTTTAACCATGGTAATAGACTACAAAGTCCTTGGGCAAAAACTCCATTCTTGCCCATTAGGCTGGAGATAGAAAATCTCACTGGAGCCGCGGGCACACACTATCTATGGCAAGGTTCTAACAGTTTACTGGCAGAAGGAAGTACAGAAAAGTTAGGTATTGCTGAAAGTATTCTAACACCGTTGACTGGCATCAACATGCCCGATTCCAATACTTTTTATCCCATAGTCAGCATTAGAATAAAAAGCACAGCATTGACGGGCATTGTCCTACCCACCTACTTCCAAGCAGGCACATTGGACAACACTGACATTTACTACAAACTTATACGCAATGCCACAGTGAATGGCACGTGGGTGAATCATCCAGATCCTAATGCTTTCACACAGTACAACTATACTTCAACAGGTGCTATCACAGACGGTGTTGAACTGTCAGCAGGTATGATTACCTCAGGCGCAGGTGCCGGACAGATTAGAATAGACACTGACACAGTTTATCAACTTGGGCGAAGTAGTTTGGGCACAGTCAGCGATAACTTGACCTTGGCTATCGCTGCCAAGAATGCCAACAAGAATGCTGTGGCCACAATGACTTGGATTGAACAGAGATAAGTACATATATGAAAATACATCAACTACTAGAAACTCCAATTGACATGACAGGTGATCCTAACGATCCTGTTGTCTACGGACATGAAAAAGCCAATCCAATGAGTCTTAAAGGACGCATCATGTCAGCTAGAGCACAGCTAAAAGAACTAGCACAACTAGCAGAGTCTGATGACTTAGTAGCTTGGGAAAAGATTACACGTCTAGCCAAAGGCGGAATGTTTATGGGCTTAGAACAAAACTTAGAACAGATTCGTCATGGTATTGGTGAACTTGCAGCCAAACGTAAAAAAGGTGGGGTTCAAAGCAGAGGTATTGATAAGAACATTGGCGAAGCTAAACAAAAGGGCGTAGACGGTAAAGCCTGCTGGGATGGCTACAAACGCATGGGTACTAAGAAGAAAGGTGGCAAGACAGTGGATAACTGTGTACCAACAGGTAAAAAATGAAAGTTCGTGAATTACTAACTGAAGGCATGGATCGTAAGAACACTTACAAGATCTTACTTGACTTCATTAAGTTTGCAGCTGAGCATTTAGATCTAGATAGTTTGCCTAAGTTTGATTTTAGGTTTGATACTAAACGTAGCCTAGAGCATCACAGCTTTGGTGGGTACGGTGGTGAACATATCAATATCACTGTAGTCAATCGCCATATCATGGATGTATGCCGTACACTGGCACACGAACTTGTACACTACAAACAGGATCTAAACAACGAGCTAGATGGTCCAGACCCTGGTGCAACAGGTAGCCCACAAGAAAACGAAGCCAACGCAGAAGCAGCTGTCATTATGCGTAAGTGGGGTAAACAACATCCAGAACTGTTTGACAAGGAAAGTATTCTATAAAAGAAAAAGCACCCGAAGGTGCTTTTCTTATTTTTATAGTATCAATCTACTTATACCCAATGGGTGATAATAAACCATTTAGGTTGTAATATCAATAATTATTTCTTTGCACTGGCGTTTACAAAGCCGTACATTTTTTCTGCTGCTTCTAAGATCTTATCAAGACCTGGAAACTCTGGCATATCAACTTTGCTAACAATCTGTCCAGTCTTTTCGTCACGTTGGGCAGTCATTTCCCAACCGTTGAATTTAACTTGGAAGTCATGTGTAACAACATCTTTAGCCATAGCTAAGATATCTGTACGAATTTCGTAGCCGTTTTTATTAAATTTAACTTCTGGCATTTTTGGTGTACTAAGTTCGGACATGTTTAGGCTCCTTTCTTAGAGTAAACTGTGTCGCTGAAACCCTTAAGTGCTAATTGAGCAAGGCTCAATGTAGTTTGATAAGAATTTTTAGCAAAGTCTGCATGAGCCTCAACTAACTTTACCATTTCTGTTTGGATTTTCTTATCTGTAACGTAGGTTTCAACTAATTTAGACTGAGCACCTTTAACGTTGTCAACAACTGATTCAAATGTAAACATAATATTCTCCTGTGTGTATGTTTGTACTGCTAACAGTTACTTCTTTTTCACTGTTAACTTATTATATATGCTTTTCAGCAAAAAATCAACTTATTTCTTGAACTTTTTTATTCGTTCTTTAATAATATCAACCACTACGTCACTGAGCACAACTTCATAGTGGTTATAATCTACTTCTACTAACTCCATATCTTCGTGATGCTTTTGACTGGCAATGGTTACTACACCATCGTTAGGCTCGTGCATGAATGGACTTTGCCCTTTGACTGTTACTATATTAGTCCAAGGATGCTGAATCTTGATACGACTAGCCTGTTTCATAACCCAACTGCTGGGCCCAATGTCACGCATTAGTCTGCTAAATGGTAAGAAGTATTGAGCATAGTCTGCTACTTCAGCACCACCATACGGAGTGCTTAGTGTTACAGCACCCTTAATAGAATCGGGCATCGAGTTAGCTAGATGCAAACTATAGATACCTCCTAGACTATGTGCAACGAACACTAGGTTCTTATAGTTCTGCAATGTGGACTGCATGTCTTTTAGGTTATTTTCAAACCCGTTGCGACTGTCGTAGTTAATGTCTAGCCCGTTGCCCAGTTTACTCTTAATATAATTGAAGCTCTCGCTTGTAGCATTGGCTCCATGAATATACACCAAGTTCATGCTACTATTTACTCATCATTCCGCCATTACACGCCTAGCTGCTTCATGATCACCCATACGAGCAAAATGACTTGCGGCACGAGCTCTGCCAAATGAGTCCATTACAGACCAGATATAATTTAAAACTGCTTTCATAGATATTGTTCCTTGTGAGAATAGTTAAACTCGCGAATGTAATTTTCGAGTTGTGCGGCATCGGTAATGCCTTTAGTGCTTAGATATATGTCTAAGCGGCTTTGATACGAGCTGTCTGGGAATATTTCAGCCAAACGCTCTAAGATGGCTAGCATCTTTCGTGATAGTGTTTTCATTTTACTTTCCTCTGTAAGTGTGTGTAGATATACATTAGTGTTTCTACTGAGTATTTAGCTTGGTTTGTGCGGTTGCACAAGTTTCATTGCTCTTGATTATTTCAAAACAATATTGTAATATACAATAAATACATGTGGAAAAACATTATTATGCGAAAAAGCACTAGATCGATATTACAAGAGCTTTCAGATTTGGGAATTAGTAGAGATACTGATTTAGTTATAGAGAGCCGAGGTTCTAACCTTATTCAAAGTGCCATTAATTTGTTAACTTTGATCAAAGAAAACTACGACATTGAAACGGCTGCAGAACTTGAACGTCGTTTCATCAACAGCATCAAAGCTGGCGACCCTACTAAATTCAAACGCGGCGTCAAACGTATCCAGGAATCAAAAGACAATGGCTGAAAAAGGCAGTAAAATATTTCCTGACACCGTCCCGTTTCAAAAGAAACATGCCGACGAACTAAGAGCTAAAATGAACAAGTACCTAGCCAAACTAGGGCTTGAAGCCGTAGGTGTTGGATCAACCAGCGACCCGGACCGAGATCCAGAAGAAATGGCCAGCGATCTAGACAATATGGTTGATTTGGATGATATCATAGAAAAGTTAAATGTACAGGTAAATCCAGCTGATAAAAAAGACAGCATTGAAAAAGCTGCTCGCAGAGCACTATCAGATGCAATACAACAATTGGGACTACAAACAAGTCAAGCTGGCGTTAATGTATTTGTACGTATGCCCTACGGACCAAATGCACATCAAGTTGATTTAGAATGTATTCGTAAAGTAGGCAAAGTCCAACGATATCATCAACACAGAATTCCACGCGGTAGCCCATATAAGGGTGTTAGCAAACAACTTATGATTGCTAGTCTTGCCAAACAAAAGGGATATGTGTACAGCGCATGGGAAGGATTATACGCCCGCACTCCTGAAAACAAAAAGGGAGAACTTGTTGCAGACGATTGGGATGAAATTGCACGAGTATTGCTAGGTCCTAAAGCTGACGGTAATAATCTAGGTAGTGTGGAAGCTATTATGAAGAGCTTGCCAAGCGACCAAGCACAAGCATTACTAGCTCATGTACAACAAGACAAGAATTGGGTTGAAAAAGGCCGTGTTGCTGTACAGGAAAATAGCATTGATTGGTTCAAAAACATCTACCAAAAAATAGGCGTATAAGCCCATTTTTTTCTGCCCGAACTAAATACATATACAAAGCTCACAGAGTAGTGAGCATTGATTAGCATATACGAGGAGAAATATTATGCCATCATTAGTCGGAACTACAGTCGCAGCTAACTATTTAAAAGCTGCTCCATCAAGCCAATTCGGCACACGTCACTTAGAAGTTATCAAAGTAGCTATCGCAGGTGTATTCGTTGACTACGCAACAGCAGACAGCTTGTTCAGCAAGAGCGTTCGTGCTCTACAACAAACTGCTGAAGTTTATGCAGTTTTCACACCAGTTGATGATACAACTGATTACTTCCACGCAGTTATCGCAACAGATACACAGTGGGACGGCGACACAGCCGCTCAAGGTATCACTGGCGGCACAGCTGGTAACGGCGGTTACGGTGTTCTAGAAACAGCAATCGCAGCAGGTAACGGCAGCGTAACAGCTACAGTAACAAAACCAACTGGTTTCGTTGCAGCTCGTGCTTAATTAATTCCTAGGGATGGGAAGGAAGGGCCTAGTTTAACTAGGCCTTTTTTTATGGCTGTTAAATACTGCCATGCAATACAAACTCTATACTACTGTTGATATTACTAATACTGGTCAATATAGAACAGAAGCAGGCAAAGAACACCTACGTTGGAAAGAACAAAATTTTCAAACGGTGTTGCAAACTTTGGGCATAAGAGCCAATATTATCTATAGTGACAAACCTGCAATAAGCGAGATGCGAGGTAGCCTTGTAGGATTCAATACAGAAGAAATTATACGAGTTTGGCGATTTGACTTTGCTACAGAACGCGAACAACTTTTTGAATCAGCAGGAAATCCTGTGGGTTATCTTTTAAGCGATTTTGACGGTATTCCCTACATCAGCGGGTTAGACGAATGTATGGAACAAAACTACAATGTATTTGTAACTGACGGGCCTTCGTGCAATATAGTTTTTTATAAAAAATAATAAATAAAACATATTAGGCACATCAATCAAATCAACAATTTAGGCTATTAATACTATACCAAACACCGTGTTTGGACACATTAATTAGAGGATCGCCTAAATGGCCACGAAAGAAGCTGTAGCACAATTAGCAGTCTTACCCGAGCGTGTAAGCGTATTAGAAACACAAGTTGAAAACATCAATGAAAAGCTCGCCGACCTAAAAGTCGATGTTAAAGACATGCACGACTGTTTGGATCGTACACGTGACAGCGTGATGTCTGAATTAGAAAAAATGCAGGGCGAATATCGTATCAATAGTGCAAAATACTTTGAACATGCTGACAAATTACACGCAGAAGATGTAGCAACACATGGCAAACTTGGTGCCCGTATTGATGAATTAGAAAAAGTCAAAAACAAATGGACCATGTATGCTATGATTGGTTTAGCATTTGCGGCTGGTACTGGCTGGCTTAACTCTGTAAGTTTTCCTCATATTTTAAAGTTCTTCGGACTGTAATTCTGTTAAATACAGAATGAAGTTTCAAGAACTATCAATCGCTCCTATCACACATCACAACCAGCTTAATCCCAAGCTATGGGAAGGCGACCGTCTCATACCTGAAATCAGACATAAGTTGTTGATCATAGCTAAACATTTTGCAGAATATTTAAACGTAGAAAATCTTAATCTCAAAGACATTACTATCAGCGGCAGCAATGCCAGTTACGGATACAGCGATAGTAGCGATCTTGATTTACATTTGATAGCAGTTGTAGACAATCCTGAAAAAGCCGAACTATATGATGCTAAAAAGAATGTCTATAATTCAAGATATGACATTACAATCAAAGACATAGATGTAGAATTATATGTACAGGATTCAAAACAAACGCATCATTCTTCCGGGATTTACAGCATTCTAAAGAACGAGTGGATCAGCGAACCAAAACCAGGCGCTCCAAAAGCCACAGCTAAAGAAGTAAAAAGCAAAGCTAGAAACTACTCAGCTAAAATCAATCAAGCATTAAAAGCCAATGACTTGGAAAAAGCCAAGGCTACAATGGCTAGTATACGCAAACTGCGTCAAGCAGGACTAGAGCAAGGCGGCGAACACAGCGTGGAAAACCTAGCATTTAAACTGCTTAGAGCTCGTGGACAAATTGACAAATTGCGTAAATATATAGATAAATTAGAAAGTGCTAGTCTAAGCATTGGAGAAAAACATGAAAGTTAAACAAATTGTTGGGGAACATAAAAAAGGCTTTAGAGCTAAAAAATACGCTCAAAAACCTAAATCTTATATTGAACCAGTAAAGCCCCAAGGAACAGTATCAGCCGAAACGCAAAAAAAGAAACCTGCAAAAGATGTTAATGAAACACAAATAGGGCAAATGGTTGGCAAAATATCACAAGTCAATCAAGGTGCTGGTACAGCTACAATTACAGATCCTAACGGAAAACTTAATACTATAGATCTTTCACAGTTAAAACAAGGACAAAACAATACAGTTACTCTTAACACTCCTAATGTAACACCTGGTACTGTAGTAAATGCTGAAAAAAGCATGGAAGAATCTCCTGAAGCTCAAGCACAACAATATATTTTACAACTAACAGCTTTAATGCAACAGGCTACTCAGCCCTGGGAAAAGAAACAAATAGAATATAGAATTAAAGCAGTTCAACAGGGCATGGTACCGCAAAATAAAAAAATATTGCCACCAGCAGAATGGGAACGAAGTACCGATCCAACTACAATCTCACGGATCATTGGTAAAGACGGGTTAAGCCCAGACTATTTAGAAAAATCAAATATGTTCGGCCGTGGCTTAGACTATATAGGATTACCAGGACGTCATCCGACTAACCCTGACTTAAAGTTTGAATCTTCAGAATTAAATCTAATTAAAAAGCTATCAGGCATATGAAAATACACGAGCTGCTAGGCTATAATAGTCCAATTGGGCGTTCAAGAGACAATCTTGATGAAATGATTGGTAGCTTTCAAATATATACAACCAACGAAGAAGCTGCCATGCTTAAACGATTAAAAAATCCGGTTAAGTTAAGTTCGTTGAGTGAGCACGAGCAATTCACGATTGAGGGCATGGTTCGTAAAAGTTTGGTAACTAAGATAGGAATGAAAGATCCTAAGGTAGTGGCCAATGAAAAAATCAACCCGTAAGATACCAACAATTAGAGTTAAAGAACTAGCTAAAGAACTTAATTTGGAATTTAGCAAGTTCATGCAATTGACAACGCTTAAACACGGAGCAGTTGCTTACAAGGATTATATAATTAAAGAAACTAAACAAGGCAACTGGGCTGTGTTTAACTTTAAGAATAAAGCCTATGTTGATCAGTTTTACATGAAAACTTGTGCAGTAATGGCTGCTAAAGCCTATAGTGCTGTACAGCTTGACAAGTTTCAAGAAATTAAAAGTTTAGACAACTTGTATTGGGCTAGTTACACAGACGCTATTATTTTTAAAAATAACATCAAGAATGCAAAAGAAACTGAGCGATATCTAATTTTGTTAAATAGATTAGAAGAGAGCAATTTACGCAGAGCCCACTATCAGGAAGAAATTTCTCGGATGTTTAAGTGGAGTTTTGTATAAATACGTAATAAGATTTCTAGGACAGAATCATGCAAATTAGAGAATTTCAAAAACCAATAACATCAAAAGTACTCAACGAAAACCTAGCTAAAAAGTTTGGCTACACTATTAACTTTGAGCAATTTTCAGATGTTCAGTTAGAAGATGCACGTAACAAACTACGCACAAGACTGAGTCAAATGGAGCTTTCAGAAGCGTTCGATTCTGTGCTTGAGAGCCCACAGTATCAAAAAACACGTTTGATGCTTGACTGTATCAATCAAGAAATACTAGAGCGTGAAATGACACCAGGCGAAAAAGAAAAAGAAAAAGATATCAAAGCAAAGACTGACAAGTCTAATATGAAAAAATCAATGAAAAAACAATACGGAGAAGAAAAAGGCGAAAACGCTTATTTTGCAACAATCCGCAAACGTGCAATGAGTGAGTCCGTTCCAGAAAGTTGGATTGAAACCGCACTCAAACGCATTGAACTAGGCCAAGCAGACAAAGAAGAACTCAAAGCTGAATTAAAAGTTCGTTATGACATTAACGAAGGCAAGGCTAGTTGGATGCTTTTAGAAGGCGAAGAAGCCAAAGCTGAAACTATCATGGCTACTAAAGACATGGTCGATCGTATTACAGGTTGGTTAGAAGATGTAGCGGCTATGAAAGCAGAACAGCTTTTAGAATTATTAGACTCTATAAGAGAAACCCAAGGAAGCGATGTAGCTCAAAGCTATAACGAAGCAGTTAAGCCTGCATTAGAGGCAATCTACACAGCATTAGAAACATCACGTCAGGGACTTTCAAGCGCATTATCAATTGTATCAGGCGGTGAAGTATCAACTATGGGAGCACCAGCACCCGCAGCAGGCCCAATGGATCAAGCTGCAGCAGGCTTAGGTGATGAGATGAGCGCAGAAGCTCCTCCAGTACCAGCCGGTGCAGAAGAAACAACCCCTCCAGCACCAGAAGTAGGCAGAGAAAAAAGAGAAAGCATCAACTATAGCCGTAAACTAGGCATGTTATTGGCCTCTGAAGTATCAAAAAAAAAGTAAGTGAAACAATTGATCCGTTAGTAAGAACATTATTCACGGCTCAAAGCGCAGGCGACAATCAAGATACAAAAGCACCATTAACTTGGAATGCCCTAAAAAATATGGGCATTCCAATTTCTTATACAGCGTTTGCAAAACGTTGGCAAGAAGAACAAACCCTACCTCCCGAAAAACAAGTCCTACACAATCTTGTAGTAAAATTTGACGGTTCAGGTGTGACTGTTAAAACACAAGACTCCAAACAACAACCTGAAGTAGGCGGAGAAGAGGATTCTGGCGTAGTCAGTCAAATGGCTAAACGTGCAACCAAGCTGGGCAAATAATTCGTTGACTCATAGTGCAAATGACTATATACTTGCACTATGACCCTACTAATATCACGATATACATATACCAAACTTACTAGAGACGAATCAACAGGCAAACGTTTATATGCCACTCCCGACGGCGACAAAGTTCCTAGTGTAACTACAATACTAGATAAAACTAAACCAGCAGAAGCTCGAGCAGCACTGGCAAACTGGAAGAAGGCAGTTGGAGAAAAGAAAGCACAAGAGATTGTTACAGAAGCCGCTGGTCGTGGTACAAGAATGCACAAGTATCTTGAAGACTACATCAAAGGTGATGTGCTAAAAGAAACAGTAACAAACCCATTTGCACAACAAAGCCTAGATATGGCTAAACTAGTTATTGCAAAAGGATTTCCTAAAATACACGAAGTCTGGGGCAGTGAAGTTCCATTGTATTTTCCAGGCTTATATGCAGGAACTACAGATTGCTGTGGCGTACACGATGGCGATCAATCAATACTAGACTTTAAACAAACTAACAAACCTAAAAAATTAGAGTGGATTAGCGACTACTTCCTACAGCTAACAGCCTACGCTCTAGCACACAACGAAGTACACGGCACTAACATACGCAAGGGCGTTATTCTAATGTGCAGTAAAGACTATGAATATCAGGAGTTTATCCTAGAACCTAAGGATTTTGACTACTGGACCGAAGAGTGGTGTAAACGGGTGGAACAATACTACGCACAAAACTGATAAATATCCTATATAGAGGATATTATCATGGCAGTTGTGCAAATCAGCCGTATTCAAATACGCAGAGGTAGATCATTATCAGGAACAGGCCTTCCGCAATTAGCCAGCGGCGAATTAGCATGGTCGCTTGATACTCAGGAATTATACATTGGTAACGGATCAGTTTCAGAAGGTAGCCCTGCTGTTGGAAACACTAAGGTTCTAACAGAGCGAGACTTAACTGTTCAAGGTAACTTACTAAATCTAATTCAACACATTTATAAATCTAATGATCCTGATATTCAAACAGGACCAACAGTCAATGATCCAATATCAAGAAGTACACAAGAAAGACTTGACGATAGAGTAACAGCAACAGATTTTGGAACGATTGCTAATGGAACAGCTGATGATACAGAAGCATTACAACGAGCCATCGATCAATTATTTTTAAACTCAGCAACTAAATCATCCTCTGATACTGCTGACGGTGTGAAAACACGAGTAATACTAGAGTTAGGCCCTGGCATTTATAAAATCTCAGGAACATTATACATTCCAAGTTATGCAACTATTATTGGAGCAGGGTCAAACAAAACAATTATTAACTACACTGGAACTGGTACTGCAATAAGATTTGTCAACGACAACTCAGTATCCGGAAATCCAAGTACTATAACCAGTACATTGTATAATACACAGCCTAGATTTATAACATTACAAAATTTGACAATTAATACAGCAACAAATAACCAAATTTGCCTACAGCTTGATGCTGTTAGAAACAGTTTATTTGAAGATCTTGTAATAAAAGGAAATTGGACTGGAACGTTTAACGCCAACAGTAAAGGTATAAGTTTGTCGGCAGTATCTGCTCTTGTTACATGTAACGATAATACTTTTAATCGTATTAATATTTCTGGTTTTAGTTATGGCATTTGGTCAAATCAAGATATTCAAAAAAATTCGTTTAGGAATTCTAAGTTTTCTAATTTAAGGCAAGGTGTTGTCTTTGGGGAAGGTGCTGATGGAATTACAGTAGGACAACAGTATGGCCCAAGACAAAATTTATTTGATGCTTGTAATTTTCAAGATATACAACGACATGCAGTAGTTGTAACTCGAGGTTCAGGAAATACTGTTAGTAACTCAGTTATTGAAAACGTAGGCAATAATAATGCTGGAGTTTACTTTCCAGTCTACCCACAGATTTATTATGGATCTATTGGAAATTCAAGTCAAAGCAATCAATCAGACAGAGAAGAATTTCTTGTTACCCAGTTATTTACAGTAGACTTAGAATTAGACTATCCAATCACAGCTTCTAAAGGGTCATTAGTAAGACAGAATGTTTCTCATGTACAAGGAACGTTGAAGGAAGATTACGAAGATGAAACTAACATAACAATAGTAACACCTTTTATTGCGCCATTTGATACAACAAACACATTAACTGTTGATAGTGTGTTTAATCCTGGAGAAACTACTACTATTGAAATTATAAGTTCTAGTTCTGTTAGTGACGCATTTGAAACTAACGGCTTAACCGGTGCTCTTTTAGTTGGCGCCAGTATAACATTTAACAATACTTTTGGTGGAGTGGTTGCGGGAACAACTTATTATGTTCAGTCAGTTGTTGACAGCACACATTTTAAAATTGCCAATACATACTTGGATGCAGTTAATATTACTCCTACATTTAGGCAACTAACTCCATCGGCTGGAATATCTATGTTTGGAACATATAATCCAAAAATTAGACCAACAACAGTAAGTTCGTTATCTATGATTCCTTATGTTCCTGAAATAACAGGAACAGTTTCGTATAAATCATACGGCGTTAAACAAATGACAATTGGTTTTGCATCAAGTTGGACGCTATTATCAATTCTACCAGGATCGGCAAGTCAAAGCGGTGGTGCAGCAGGCTCAGTTGGGTATAAAATTGATTATCAATACAAGAGTGACTCAAACAATTTTACCAGAAACGGTACTATAACCTTGATAGCCGATATTGACCAGAGTGCAATTACTCATTCTACAATTACACATTTGTCCGATGAGTATACTGTAACTGGATTATCAGAAGAAGATGCTTTAAAACTTGAGTTCTCAGCAGTCATACTAAATCAAGAAGGCATGGAAATAAATGGAGTAAGCGATGTACCAGCATCAATTGCTTTAAGATATAGACACACCCTAACCGGAGAGCTGTTAAGCTCAATTTCTTATTCATATACAGCTATCCATTAATTTAAACAAAAATACCAATCCCTCTTGACCTATACAAAAAATACGTATATTATTTGATATATTATTGTGATAAGGTCAGTGGCCAAAAATTTTTTTCCAAAAGCCTTAACAAATCAACGCATAAACGTTGATTGTCACAAGGCTTTTTTATTTTTCAATTGACCACTAAATACTCTCTAAAACAAAAAGTATAAACCATTTCAACAATAAGAGCGAAAGACAGATGAACAAAATAACAGTAATTAAAAGATCCGGAAACAAAGAGCCATTAGCAGTAGAAAAGTGGCAAGCTCAGATAGCAAAAGTTTGTAGTGGAATAGCTGATGTTAGCCAGTCCATGATAGAAATCAAAAGTCAGCCTCATTTCTATGACGGCATCACTACACAAGAAATTGATGAAATTACATTACGTGCTATTGTTGATTTAATCGATGTTGAACACAATCCAGACGTGGGCCATGTAAACTATCAATATGTAGCAGGTAAGCAACGACTTAGTATGTTACGTAAAGATGTATACGGCGACTATAAAGTTCCAAACTTATACAACATTGTGAAAAAAAATGTTGCAACAGGCTTGTACGCCAAAGAACTTCTTGAGTGGTACAGTGAAGAAGATTGGAACCGAATGAATGACATGCTGGATCATGAAAAAGACGAGCAATACTCTTATGCGGCTATTGAGCAGTTGATTGAGAAGTACTTGGTACGCAACAGAGCTACTAAGGAAATATATGAAACTCCACAGATTAGATACATGGTTGCGGCTGCAACTGTGTTCCATAAGGAAGAGCCGAATAGCGCAAGGATGCGTTACATTAAAGAATACTATGCAGCAGCATCCGATGGTTTGTTTACTCTTGCTACACCTGTGCTGGCTGGGCTCGGCACTCCTACTAAACAGCAAGCGAGCTGGCATTGGTCTAGAGATTGGACGTCTTCGTCCGTTAGGTAGTCCCATCAGAGGTGGTGAGATCATGCACACCGGCATGATACCATTCCTGAAAAAATGGTTTGGCGATTTACGTAGTTGTAGTCAAGGAGGCATTCGTAATGCTAGTGCTACTGTGTTTTATCCTATTTGGCATCATCAGTTTGATGACCTTATTGTTCTCAAGAATAATCAAGGAACAGAGGAAACACGAGTCCGCCACATGGACTATGGAGTCGTACTCTCCGCATTCTTTTGGAGACGTTTCAAGAACAAGGAAGACATAACATTCTTTGATCCTAACGAAGTCCCAGACTTGTATGAAGCCTTCTATAAAAATACTTCCTTATTCGAAGAGCTGTATGTAAAATACGAAAAGCGTAAAGACCTACGCAAGAAGACAATGTCCGCTGAAGAAGTATTCAAGTCGGGCATATTGAAAGAACGTACTGATACAGGACGTATCTATCTAGTGTTTATTGACAATGTCATGAACCAGGGGCCTTTTGATCCTGAGTATCACACAATTTACCAGAGTAACCTTTGCTGTGAAATTTTATTACCTACTAAATCTTTTAAGCGTCTCGATGACGATAGCGGCCGTATTGCTTTGTGTACACTTGGTAGTATCAACTGGGGAGCTTTCCGCAATCCAGAAGACATGCGTCGTGCTTGCCGCATACTTCAGCGTTCTTTATGTAATATTCTTGATTATCAAGACTTCTTAAGTATTCAAAGTAAACTTAGCAATGACGAGATTCAACCATTAGGGATTGGTGTTACTAATCTAGCCTACTGGCATGCCAAGCGTAGTCTTAAATACGGCGAGAAGGATGCACTACAAGATGTTAAATCTTGGATGGAGCATCAAGCATATTATCTAACAGAAGCTACTGTTGAGTTGGCTAAAGAACGCGGCGCTTGTACACATAGCGATAAGACACGTTACGGGCAAGGAACATTCCCTTGGGAACTACGTGCTAAAGGTGTAAATGAATTAGCAGACTTTACCCCAGAACTAGATTGGGAACCTTTACGTAAGGAGATGAAAGAACATGGTGTACGAAATGCTACTCTTATGGCTATTGCTCCAGTTGAGTCTAGTAGTGTTGTTATTAATAGTACAAATGGCATTGAAATGCCAATGAGTTTAATTTCAACTAAAGAATCAAAAGCAGGATCATTTACACAAGTAGTTCCAGAATACCATAAGTTAAAGAACAAGTATCAACTAATGTGGGAACAGAAAGACTGTGATGGTTATTTGAAGACTGCGGCTGTGCTTGCGGCTTACGTTGACCAAAGTATTAGTACAAATACATTCTACAATCCAGCACACTTTCCAGAACGTAAAGTGCCTACAACATTAATTGTAAAAAATTTAATGCAGGCACAGTTATGGGGAATTAAAACATTTTACTATAGTTTAATCAACAAAGCAGGAAGTAAAGCAATTGAAGTAGCACAAGAAGTTAATGGATATCATGTTGCTGGAATGAACGGACATCAGGTTAGTGTAGAACTGTTAGAAGAAGATTGCGAGGCTTGTAAATTATAATGTTAGAAACTTGTTGCGATATAACATGCAGCCAGAGATGTTTAAAAAAATTAAAATCTGGCGTACAATCAACAGTGGGGTAGGCACTGGTGTTTTTAACTATAACTGGGAAGTTATTGAACAAACTGACCTTAGTGGAAATCTTGAACCTAGCGGCGAGATGCCTTTACACTTTGGTCTGCAAAAAGAACTGGGTCAGCACAAAGACGATGTCCGTGTTGTAGTACACGTTCATCCTACCTACTGTGTTGCCGCCATGCATGCCGGAATTGATTTAAGCACTATTGTAAATGACTTTCCAGAACTTAGCAGATATACGCGAGTAGCACCAAATGTAGGAGATGTTCCGCCGATCAGTCAAGAATTAGGCGATGCTTGCCATCGTAATTTAAAGTTGGATAAAGATGGTAATATTTCTTACGATATTGTAGGTATTAAAGGTCACGGAGTAGTTGCTATTGATAGCACACCATGGCGAGCATATGAACACATAGAAAGACTAGAACATATTTGCAAGATAGTACTTGCATCAGGAAAACATAAATGAGCAAACAACAATATAATTTAAACACAAAGACAGACTACCTTCACCGTAAAATGTTCTTAGATCCAGCCGGGCCAGTTACTATTCAACGTTTTGAAGAAGTAAAGTATAACAAAATTGCAGACTTTGAAACTACAGCACGTGGTTTCTTTTGGGTGCCAGAAGAAATTAGCCTAGCAAAAGATGCAAATGATTTTAAGGATGCATCAGATGCAGTTAAACATATCTTCACTAGCAACCTGCTTAGGCAAACTGCTCTTGACAGTCTGCAAGGCCGCGGCCCAAGTCAAATCTTTACTCCGGTCGTAAGCCTTCCAGAATTAGAAGCACTGGTCTATAACTGGACATTCTTTGAAACAAATATTCACAGCCGTAGTTATAGTCACATCATCCGTAACATCTACAACGTGCCTAAGGAAGTGTTTAACACTATCCACGACACTAAAGAAATTGTAGACATGGCAAGTAGTGTAGGAAAATATTATGACGACTTGCATGTTATCAACTGCCGTAAAGAAGCAGGCGAGAAGATTAACGAAAAGACACATATCAAAGCAATTTGGTTGGCCTTGAACGCTAGCTATGCCTTAGAAGCGTTCCGCTTTATGGTATCATTTGCCACAAGTCTAGCAATGGTAGAGAACAAGATCTTTATTGGTAATGGCAACATTATCAGTTTGATTCTACAAGACGAATTGCTACACAAAGGGTGGACCGCTTTCTTAATTAATCAAGTATGCAAGGAAGATGCTCGATTTGCAGAAGCCAAACAAGAGTGTGAGGCAGAGGTGTATCAACTATATATGGATGTTATACGTGAAGAAAAGGAGTGGGCCGACTATTTGTTTATTAAAGGTCCTGTGATTGGACTTAACGCAAATATTCTTAAAGACTTTGTTGACTATACAGCGTTTGGTGCATTAAAAGATATTGGTATAAAATATCAGCATCCTGCTCCAAAGTCAACTCCTATTCCTTGGTTTAACAAACACAGCGATACAAGTAAAAAACAAACAGCATTACAGGAAAGTGAAAGCACCAATTATGTAATTGGCGTGATGTCCGATGCGATTGATTATGACGAACTACCTGTATTATAATTAACTTTTAGGAAACACTATGATTAAAGTTTACACAAAAAATAATTGCCCATTTTGCGATAGAGCCAAAGCTCTTTTAGAAAGCAAAGGAAAAATGTATATTTCTGTCAACATTGAAGAAAATGAGACTGAAAGAGATTTTTTAATTGGACAAGGTTTAAAATCCGTTCCACAAATTTTTAAAGATAACACACTTATTCCAGGCGGCTTTCAAGCATTATCTACACAATCTGAAGACTTCTGGAACACACTATAAAGGAAAACTATGTTAATAGATAAAGGCGTATCAGTAGGCGAAGTAATTACACTTAAACTTACAAGCGGTGAAGAAATTGTTGCTAAACTTACAGAAGAAACAGCAACTTATTATAAACTAAGTAAACCTATGGTTATTGGCATGGGTGCAAAAGGTCCAGGACTAATGCCTTACTTGTTTACAGTACATCCAGACAAAGAAGTAAAACTTTTAAAAATTACAGTTACAGTTGCCGAAGCAACAGACAAGCAATTTGCAGATCAATTTATAGAATCTACATCAGGTATAAAACTAGTATAAATACCTAAAATAGGAGAATTATATGCCAGGAGTTTTATTAACAGCGACTCTTTCTACAGGTGGTACAGTTGTAGTAGATGATACCATCGCAGTTGCAGCCATCGCAGCTCTTACAGAGGCCATGTCTGAATTCACTGCACTTGCCGCTAATATTCCAGGAACTCCAGCATCTAACCTAGCTACTATTGCAGAAGCCACAAACGACATGGCAAATATGATGACAGATGTTATTACACAGCAACAAGAAATTAACAGGAATATAGAATTATTAGTAAGATCAATGACCAGAGTTTCTACAAACATAGGAACTGGAGTAACCACAGCTCAACTAGCATATTTAGATCAGTCAAAAGCTAATCTATTTCAACAGACACAGTCGCAGGATGCTCTCGCAAGAGCAGGGTTGCCTCCAACTACAGTAACACCTGGCGATATTTCCCAGCGTGTTACAGGAACAGCTAAAGACATTGGTGATTTACAGTTACAAAGTAAAGTGGCAGGACTAACTCAAGACGGGTTGGCCTATGTAGGAGATCTGGTTACTGATGTAGGAACTAATCTTATTGAAGAAGCATTAGATGCCACAGGTATCTCGGGGCTTTGGAATACAGCAAAGCAAAAGTTTAACGCTTTATTTCCAAAAATTACAACAGCTAGAAAGAAAGCTGTTCAAACTAATGCCGTTAAACGCGGAGCAACTTCAGGACGCCCAACTATCCAAGTTCCAATTGACATTGATCAAGGCTAATATGAGTAAAGACAGCGTAGCAAGAGTTGGCAAAGATATTGGTAGCAATAAAATATTTAAAACTGGATCAACTAATGTGTCGGTTAACGATACAGACGTAGTATTTGAAACCAGTACAAATTCATCTGGCGTACTTGTAATAGCTGGATCCCAAACGGTTTTTGTCAATGATAAAGGTATTGGCAGAGAAACCGATGGTATGAGCGATGGCGGCCTCATAACCTCAGGCAGTACTAACGTATTTGCCGGGAAATAACCCCACCAAAAAGTTTGACACTAAGTAGTACAGTCTGCTAAATTATAGCAGGAGTTACATACTCACCATTAAAGGAGAACAAAATGGCACAAAATAGACATCAAGAATTCACTGCTCTAGTTGAAGCAATGGAAGGCGATTTTGAAAAGTTTTATGATAAAGAAGTTGGCGCAGCAGGAACCCGTGTCCGTAAGCACTTACAAGAGTTGGCAAAACTCTGCAAAGAAGTTCGTAATGACGTAACCGCAGTTAAAAACGCTCGTAAAGAGTCTTCTGGAAAGTAACAATAAATATAGTTGTTCACATTTGGAGGAACGATTATGTTAGAAACATTATTTTGGTTCGCCCTTGGCGCATTTGTAGGTTGGAACTTTCCACAACCTGAGTTTGCAAAAACAATTCAGGCTAAAGTACTAGGAATGTTTAAAAAGGGTTAATTATGGCATATTCAGACAAAGTTATTGATCACTATGAGAATCCTCGTAACGTAGGTAGCTTTGATAAGAATGATACTGATGTTGGCACAGGCATGGTGGGAGCACCTGCCTGTGGCGACGTAATGAAGTTGCAAATCAAAGTAGGCGAAAATGGAATTATCGAAGATGCTAAGTTTAAGACTTATGGTTGCGGAAGTGCTATTGCGTCTAGTTCACTGGTCACTGAATGGCTTAAGGGCAAAACACTTGACCAAGCAGGACAGATCAAGAATAGTGAGATTGCAACAGAGCTTGCACTCCCTCCGGTTAAAATACATTGTTCTATCTTAGCAGAAGATGCAATTAAGGCGGCGGTAATTGACTACAAAGAAAAACATGGTATCACTAACTGAACAAGCCGCAAAAAAAGTGTTATCACATTTAGAAAAAAGAGGCCAAGGCTACGGCATTACTATTGGTGTTAAAACTACTGGTTGTAGCGGAATGGCTTACAAATTAGAATATGTAGACAGCCCACCGGTAACTAGAGATTGGATGAGTTACGATAGTTACGGTGTTAAAATTTGGGTAAATGGTAGAGACTTGCCCTATCTTAATGGTTTAACAATGGATTGGAAAAAACAAGGCCTTAACGAAGGTTTTGATTTTGTTAACCCAAACGAAAAAGATCGTTGCGGCTGCGGCGAAAGTTTTCGAGTATAAATTTCTTGACACTAACCAAAAAATTCTGTATACTAGCAGAATAGTAAAACTTTTGGAGAATAATTTTGAGTATGCATTTGGAAGGCCCATGGCTCAGCACCACTGGCAAAAAGAAAGGTAAACAGAAATTTGCTTCAGCAGAACACGCCCGCAAGGCTCGAGAACAAGAAGAGTCTTGGAAAGAGTTACAAAAGAAATGGGGACTTGAAGCAGAAGAAAAAAAGCGCAAACGTGCTTTGACTGCCGAAGTATGGAAGCCAGACAACAAACCATATACTAGATATGGCACTGATGTCAAACACCCAAGTTTGCCATTTACCGGTGGTCCATGCACCGTTGCACCAAAAAAAGTTTACACTGGAACTATGGTAAAAGGCATTGCAACCATGCATAAAAGCAACGCTGTACCTGTTTTTAGTGATGAACAAGCAGTAGATATTAGTAAAATGCGTCGTTGATTTAAAAACTTATGTTTTTATACATGAACAACAGGCATAACTATATATTGTACCCCAAAGGTTTGGGGTACTTAGGCAGTAGGCTTTTAACGCATGAGGAGATGTATCGAAGCCGTATTTTAAAAGTGTCCCTAGCGAGGACTCATCCAGCGTAAAGGAGAAAAACATGATACGCATTATCAAAATTTTAGTCTTTGCTCTAGCATCGGTGCTAGTTGCAATAGGCGGTTATAAAGCAGTTACATATAAGTTAGAATCACTAAAGACTGCTAGAATTGCAATAAGCCCAGTTACAGCAGAAATGAGACAGAAACAATTAGACTGTCTAGCTCGTAACATCTACCACGAAGCAGGCTACGAGCCATTCGAAGGTAAGGTAGCGGTTGCACAAGTTACAATCAATCGTGCAGAAAGCGGACATTTTCCCAGCGATATCTGCAAGGTAGTTTATCAAAAGAACATAGTTTATGAAAAAGTTCTTTGTCAATTTAGTTGGTACTGTGAAAGTGCTACACTGAAAAAACCAATGAATGGTCCAGTTTATTACGAGTCCATGGAAGTTGCCAAAAAAGTTCTCTTAGAAGGATTTAGATTACCTTCAGTTAAAGACGCACTATACTTTCATGGGGATTATATAAATCCTGGATGGAAAAGAGAAAGAGTAGCAAAAATTGGTCGTCATATTTTTTACAAGTGAGAATAGATAATGAATATAGAAATGTTTAAAGTGTCAGTTAAAAAATTCTTCCACGATCTTTTTGATTTAGATTTGTGGGTCAAAAACATCAAAGAACACGCACCTCACATTTCAGCAGAAACTGCCGGCTGGGTTGCGGTAGTTCTGTTACATATGGCTACATTGCCAACCATGCTTGCTGTGCTTACAGGATTGACTGAAAAAATGCCACCTGTAGATATGGTGCTTTTTAGCTGGTTAGGGCTATTTTTGTTCTTTATCAAGGCAACAATTCAGAAGGATTTGCTTAATATTGTAACAATTGGACTTGGGTTTTTTGTCCAAGCAGCCTTGCTGGCATTAATTGTTTTCAAGTAAAATAGCGATAAATACAAAATATATTTAAAGGAGCATTTAAATGCCATCAGGATTTCAACAAGACGCTAATCAATTAGCACCCGGATTTTACAGAGTTGTACTAACAATGACAAGTACAACCTATTATCCAACCACAGCCGGCGCCGAAAATGACCGCGGTGGCGTTACACCAAATAGTTCAGACAGTTTTTCAACTGCTAACTTGCCTACTACACTAGCATACGGTCAAAACCGTGCTCGTGGCAATATGCGTTTCCGTAACATTGTTAACGCACTAACAGGCATAGCAGATTGCCAAATTATAGATATTGAAGTTGACAGTGACGAGACCAACGGTGACGCACAAGCAACTACACTAGCATTTACTGCCAAATATGACCGCGATGCATTTATACCATCAACTGGTACAGACATTGCTGGCGGTAGTATTACAACAAAAGCATTGTATCTTAAAAATGAAGTAGCAAAAGCAATTCGTTTGTCAACTACTGCCAATGCTCGTGTTTACAATGGAGCAACTGGTACTGATAACATGTTGTCGATTACAGCAACCCATACTGGTGCAACAGCAACCCAGACATTAGGAACTGTAGCAGTAACACTTATCGACGGCACTGAATTAACAACAGCTGATTCATCAGGCGACGCAGAATAAGGTAACTGATGACTTTAGCCTGGTTACTACTACTAACTGGTTTAACAATCTCAGCGGTCGCAATCTATTACTCCGTAGTAGGTCTGGCCGCTATTTTCTCTGCGGCTGTGATTCCAATCATTATCATGGGCTCAGCTTTAGAAGTAGGCAAACTTGTCTGTGCCTCATGGCTTAAAGCCAATTGGGAACGTGCTCCACGTTTCATGAAGTACTACATGATTATTGCCGTTGTAGTTCTTATGTTGATTACCAGCATGGGTATCTTTGGTTTCCTATCCAAAGCACATAATGATCAAAATCTAGTCAGCGGCGATGTTCAAAGTAAGATAGCACTATACGATGAAAAAATTAAAATAGCCAAGGACAATATCGATGCTAACCGCAAGGCGCTTAAACAAATGGATGAAGCGGTGGACCAAGTTATGGCACGTAGCTCAGACGAGAAAGGTGCTGATAAAGCCGTTGCTGTACGTAGGTCCCAACAAAAGGAACGTGGTAGACTACTTTCTGAAATCGAAGCCGAACAGAAGAAAATTGTACAACTTAATGAAAGCCGTGCACCAATCGCAGCCGAAGTACGCAAAGTTGAAGCGGAAGTTGGGCCTATAAAATACATAGCAAAATTCATTTACGGTGATAAGGCCGCTGATGAGAATATGCTTGAAAAAGCAGTTACATGGATCATTATTCTTATTGTTATTGTATTCGATCCGTTGGCTGTTATTATGTTATTGGCTGCGCAAATGACCTTCCAATGGCACCGAGAAAATAAAAATACATTACGAGACGAATATGATTTTTCTAACGGAGTTCGTGGTCCAATTCTAAAAGAAGAACCCGAACCAACTAATGATTCTCCAACTGTATGGCCATTCCCATCAGTAAAACAACCTGTAGAAGTTCCAAACGAAACACCGTCGACTGCACTAGGAGGTGATATAACAGCGCCGGAGGAAAAAGCAATAAATTTGGAACCAGACTTTCTTAAACAAGCTGAAGAGCGTGTTCAAGAACGTATTGAAGAAGTAAAGCAGGAAGAGCCATCTGTTCCAGTCATACCACTGGAGCAATGGAACAAAATGATTGAGGAAGCTGAAAAGGCAGTTGAAGAAGAGAAAAAGGCTCAAGTTGAATCAGACTCTCCTGAGGCAGAAGAAACAGAAGAATCAAAAAAAAAGACATACATGACCAAGGACAACCAAGGACAGATTCAGATAAAGAACAGATCATAACTGGTTACGTTCAAAATGCTGAACAGACTGAAGGAACGATTTGGTCAAGAATTTCTGGATTAAAACCCAAAGACGAAATGTACAGGCTGTACGACAAAGATCAATTTAAAGATTTGATAATTGATAGGTTTACAGACCCTGCATTGTATGAATTTGTAGAAGAAACTAAATCTCGAGGACCAAAATTTGCAAATTATAGTCCAGAGCGTTTAAAAGACTTTGTAAGTAGGATATATGAACTTAGGAAAAATAACTCTAATAACCCCACCCGACAAACTTTTTAATTTAAATTTAAGTTATTTGTTAGTTAAACCTTCAAATTCTGTGAAACAACAATTTCAGTCAATACTTAGTAAATGTATTGATGATTTAAATGTATTCATTTTTGATGAAAAAGAAACAGATATAGCATGGATGCTAAGTGTTGCTCAACAAGTCGATGTTGTAGTTATTGATGTAGATAACTGTGATCCAATAACTCAAAAGTTTGTCACATTTTTACTAGCACAGCCCAATGCTCACTATATAACATTAGACGAAACTACACCTTACAATCTAATAAGCAAAAACAGAATTTGGGATTTAGAAGGAATAGTTAATCAATTTAACGACGAAGACGAAGAGGACGACGAAGATGATGAATTACAATAAGAGTAAAGGTACTGGAGTAACCGTTAAGGATCACGAAAATATCAACCAAGCTCTTAGGCGTTTCAAACGTAAAGTAGAAGATGCAGGAATTTTGGATGACTTGCGTAAAAAAGAATTCTACGAAAAACCAACAACAGCTCGTAAACGTGCCAAAGGTGCAGCCAAAGCACGTTGGAAGAAGAAACTCGAAAAAGAGCAACTCCCACCAAAATTATATTGACACTAGTAATATTTTGTGTTATAATTTATGCTAGTTCCTAAAATGAAAGAGCATAATGGCAAATACAGATGTAATGATAGATTTAGAAACATTGGCGACATCTACGGATGCCGCCATTCTTACCATTGGAGCAGTAAAATTTGATCCATTTGGTAAAGACATTCAAGAACCAGCTATGGACAGTTTTTATGTTCGGGTTGATTTAGATAGCTGTCATGAAATTGGATTAGTTGTTAATGACGATACTATAGCTTGGTGGGGGCAACAAGACCGAGCAGTCCAAGATGAAGCATTTGGTGAAGGTGCTGATAGATTACATATTAAAGATGCAATGGATCGGCTTTATAAATTTTGCTGGGGCACAAAACGTGTTTGGTCAAACGGCGCAGCATTCGATGTGCCAATTTGCGAAACTGCCTTTAAGCGAGTAGGAAAAGCAATTCCGTGGAGCTTTTGGCAAGTTCGCGATGTTCGCACAGCATTTGACATAGGCATTAATCCTCACCGTCCTCCTGTTACAAAACATCATGCATTAGAAGACGCATGGAATCAAGCAGTAGGCGTACAAAATGTCTATAATACGCTACGCAGTTCTACTACCTATGACGGTAAAATGTTATCGCCTTTCAGCAACCAAAGATAAAATGAAAACACTCGAAACAGTTTCAGGTAAAAAAATTAATGTCACGGATCCAGATCCAGCCACAATAGACATTTCTGATATTGCATGGGCACTTAGTCGTATGCCTAGATTTTCAGGACATAGTATACCTTATGTTCCGTATTCAGTAGCACAACATTGTATTCAAGTTATGAAAGAATTAGCACCGCACGGTCCTAGGATACAAATGCACGGACTATTGCATGATGCTGCAGAAGCATATATTAATGACTTGCCTAGCCCTATCAAACATATACCCGAGATACATGCCGTTATTAGCAAGTTAGAAGACAAACTAATGCTAACTATATATGAAGCATTAGGCGTAGAACAGCCCACAGCAGAAGAGCATACGATTGTAAAAATTGCTGACAAACATCAGCAGGCAGTAGAAGCTTATAATTTTATGCATTCTCGTGGTAATGACTGGAACTTACCTAAAGTAACATTTAAAAAATTACAAGAATTTGAACAGCCACTAACTAGTGTAAAAGCATATGATTTATTTTTACAGCATTTTGAACTTTTACAAGAAGAATTAACAAAACAGAATTCTGTGGCATAAATAAAAATGTAGGACGCTTCGGGTTCTACAAGTTCTTGCTTAAAATTAAGGAGATAAAAATGAGCAAAATCATCGGTATTGATCTTGGCACCACAAACAGTTGTGTAGCCATTCTAGAAAACGGCGTAGCTAAAGTTATTGAAAACTCAGAAGGCGCCCGTACAACACCTTCAATCGTCGCTTACACACAAGACGAAATTCTTGTAGGTGCAACAGCAAAACGACAAGCAGTTACAAATCCAAAAAGCACAATCTATGCAGCCAAACGGTTGATTGGTCGTAAGTTCTCTGAAAAAGAAGTTCAGAAGGATATCGACCTAATGCCTTACGACATTATGGAAGCTAAAAATGGCGATGCATGGATTCGCGCACAAGACAAAGAACTTGCACCACCACAAGTATCAGCCGAAGTACTTCGCAAAATGAAAAAGACAGCAGAAGACTATTTAGGCACAGAAGTTACAAAAGCAGTTATTACAGTACCAGCTTACTTTAATGACAGCCAGCGTCAAGCAACTAAGGATGCAGGTAAGATTGCAGGACTAGAAGTATTGCGTATTATCAACGAGCCAACAGCGGCCGCACTAGCATATGGTGTAGATAAACAAGATACAAAGGATCGAAAAATTGCAGTATACGACCTAGGTGGTGGTACGTTTGATGTGAGTATTATTGAAATTGCCAACATTGATGGCGACAAACAAATCGAAGTACTATCAACAAACGGTGATACATTCCTCGGTGGTGAAGACTTTGACCAACGTCTAATGGATCACCTGGTTGATGAATTTAAGAAAGAAAACGGTATTGACTTAAAAAGCGACATGCTGGCCTTGCAACGTCTAAAAGACTCGGCTGAAAAAGCCAAGATTGAATTATCTAGCTCACAAAGTACTAGCGTAAACTTGCCGTATATTACAGCCGATGCTAGTGGACCCAAGCATTTAAATGTAACTATTAGTCGTGCCAAGTTTGAGTCAATGGTTGAGGATTTAATTCAGCGCAGTATCGAGCCTTGCAAAGTTGCTATGAAAGACGCTAATGTTAAAGCTAGCGATATCACCGAAGTAATTCTTGTTGGCGGACAAACACGTATGCCTAAAGTACAAGAAGCAGTTGAAAAATTGTTTGGTAAGGCACCACGTAAAGATGTTAACCCGGACGAAGCAGTAGCGGCGGGCGCGGCCATCCAAGGTGCAGTACTAAGTGGTGATAAAACAGACGTTCTATTGTTAGACGTTACTCCACTGAGCTTAGGTATTGAAACAATGGGCGGAATCTTTACAAAACTTATTGAAAAGAATACAACCATTCCTACTAAAAAATCACAAGTGTTTTCAACGGCAGAAGACAATCAGCCGGCTGTTGATATTAAAGTAGCACAAGGTGAACGTGAACTGTTCAAGTACAACAAAGCACTTGGTGAATTTAAACTTGATGGAATTAATCCAGCTCCACGCGGCCTTCCTCAAATTGAAGTTACCTTTGATATTGATGCTAACGGCATTATGAACATTAGTGCTAAAGATAAAAGCACAGGTAAAGAAAACAAAATTACTATCAAGAGTGATAGTGGTTTGAGTAAAGAAGATATCGAGCGTATGATTACAGAAGCAGAAGCAAATGCTGACGCTGACAAAAAGGCTCGTGAGCTAATTGATGCTAAAAATCAATCTGAAGGTGCTACACACAGTCTTAATAAAGATTTTGAAGAATTTAAAGATCAAATCACAGAAGATGAGAGAACTAAATTCCAAGAAGCTGTTAAGTCTGTAGACGAAGCTCGCCTAGGAGAAGATGTAGAAGCAATCAATAAAGCCGTACAAAATATGTTTGAAGCAGCCGCACCTATTTTTACAAAGAAACAGGAAAAAGCTTCTTCAACCACAGCCCAACCAACTGAGGGCGAACAAACCGTTAATGCGGAGTTCAAAGAAGTTGATAAAAAAGACTAAATGTCTTATAATAGAAATGTAGGGCGCCAATGGTTGGGCCCTACACAGTTCTTGCTTAATAAAGGAGATCTAAAATGACACAATTAAGAACTATTGATACAGCAGCTCTAGCTGGACTAAGTAGAGCACTAGTAGGATTTGATCGTTACTTCAACGTACCAAATCACCAAAATGGTAACTATCCTCCACATAATATTGTGAAGTACAGTGAAAACCAATATGGTATTGAAGTTGCAGTAGCAGGTTTCAGCAAAGAAGAAATTACTGTAGAAGTTGATCAAGATCAACTAACTATTACAGGTACTAAATCTACTGACGCTGATTCTTCTAAAGAATACTTACATCGTGGATTGGCTGCTCGAGACTTCGAACAAACATTTACTCTTGCTGAGTATATGGAAGTCAAAGGTGCAGAAGTTAAGGACGGTATGCTTAAAATTCAAATTGAGCGTATTGTGCCAGAAGCATTAAAGCCACGTCAAATCGAAATTAAATAACTGTAACACGGGGGAGGTAAAACTCCCCCACAACCTAAAGAGAACGAAATGCCCGGTACTGATATTCAACTAGACGAAAAAATTAAAGTAAAAGTAGCTGAACCAAAAAACTGGAAAGTTATTTTGCTTAACGATGACTCAACGCCGATGGAGTTTGTGATTTCCTTGCTAGTTGAGATTTTTAAACATACTCATGATACAGCTAGAGATATTATGCTACAAGTTCACGAAACAGGTAGCGGCATTGCTGGTGTTTATAGTTTTGAAATCGCAGAAGCAAAGGCAGTGGAAGCAACTACACAAGCAAGAAGCAATGGATTTCCACTCCAAATTAAATTGGAGGAAGAATGAGTTTAAAAGATTTAACACACGAGCAACACAGACGAGCAGAAACTAGACCCTTTGTTAAAATTCTATTTTCTGGGCATGTAAATCCAAAATTATATGCAACATACCTAAAAAATCAACACCCGCAATACGAAGTTTTGGAAGCCTGTGCTATGCCGCATCAATTGTTGCACGGCATTCCAGATATACGCAGGTCTCCTGCAATCCTAGAAGACTTCATTGAACTTTGGGGCAAGGACAACGACGAACAACCGAAGATGTGTCCAGTAGTAAACGATTACATTAAGTATATTTTAAGTATTAAAGAAGATCCACATAAACTTATGGCTCATATGTATGTTCGACATATGGGAGATTTAAGTGGTGGACAAATGATTAGTAAACGGGTTCCTGGATCTGGGAAATATTATAAATTTAACGGTGATACAGAAGAAATTAAAAATGCCATCCGAGCCAAGTTAGATGATAGCATGGCAGACGAAGCAAAGGTTTGTTTTGATTTTGCAACTCGGTTTTTTGAAGAAATGATGGTTATTGCTAAAGATTATGAATGACAGCAAAGTCTGGGATACATTAATTGATATTCAACACCTACTGGAAGATTCGTTTAACAAAACTGGTACAGAAATATTTGAACCTGGAATGGATCGCTTTAATCAGCCTGGGTGGGTTAATCGCGTTTGGCGGTCCGATTCTTATCGTCGTGCTCATGTTGACGTTGTAGACGCTCGAGAAACTAAAGGACTGTGGATGATGCATTGTTGCATCTTTCCACATACACACAATCCTGCTCCAATTTACGGCTTTGACGTTATAGCTGGTAAGAACAAAATTACCGGCTGTTTTCATGATTACAGCAAAGCAGGCGATGCTGACCATCCTATGATGGAATGGTTTGCTGGAGAGGTTAGCAAGTTAGAGTGGCGTAGAGAACGTGCTTTGCCTGAATGGGCTACTAACATATTCAGCAAAAGTATGGTTGCGGCAGGCAACGTACAAGACGAAGCAGAATTACAGCAAATTACAAACTTAGCTAAAACTACAATAAATCACTATCTAAGCACAGTAGCTGAAACAAACAATACAACTACAGATACTACACTAGCACAGAACTATTACTGTGAAAATCAGAAGCAAAACCCTCATACACCGCGTGTAATGGTTAGTTTAGGGCTTAGTGAGGACGATGTTAAACATTTCATACAGGAATGTCTCTTCCCTGAAATCGCATAAATATTGTTACTATGCGATTTTTTGAATTTAAAGTTCCACTATTAGAATACACATTAGAAAAAGACATTTCAACATCAGCAATGATGTTTGATTTGCAGTCTATTGCGGATATTGCAGAACAGATTCCGCCTGAGAATCAAAATATTGCTAACAAAGTTCTAGCAAATTTGCAAAATACTGAGAGCAAAATTACTAATCAATTAGCAAAAGCTGGTATTGAGTTGCCGGCTGCTGAAGTTGCTCCTGAACCAGTGGCTGAGCCACAACAACCAATTGCTCCTACAGCACAACAGCCTGCGCCCCAAGAAATTCAGCCGCAACAACAAGCACAACCAAACGAAATTGAAAGAATTTCTCAATTAGCTGGAGTTCCACAGGAACCTGTAGCACAGCAAGACCCGCCAGAAGAAGAAACAGACGACGAAGAAGAGCAGTCGCTTGCAGAAGCAAAAGATCCAACTGTCAATGCCTCTGAAATTAAGGCACTAGCAGAACGTTTAATGTCGCACATTGAATTCATTTTAAAATTACCAATTACTAAAACATTTTCTCATTCTCAGAAAATGGCTATGGTAGCTGATATTGAACACAGTATCAGAATTAACAAAGCTCTAATTAAACAGGTCAAGACTTTAACTGGCAAATTAAAAGCCAGCGAAGCAGATAAAGAAATTGCAAAAAACTTCTTAAGAAACGTTAACGGTTTATTAGAAGCATTAGGCAACAAAGTACAAGAATTTAAAGAAAGTTCAGTTGAAGAAAAGCAAGCATTAAGTTCTAAAGAACGCAGTCAAGTATTAAGCAAAGAAAAGAATGCTCGTGCATTTACTCAAAACTTAAAACATTTTATGTTTGGACTTATTATTGATATTACATTAAAACCAGAAATTCATCAAACTAACGAAACAGAAATTCAAGAGTTTTTAGAAGCATGTGTGGCAGGTGATGTTATTAACATGTTATCATTAATTGCAGAAACTAACGGAAATGTAGAATCACATGTAAACGAAGAATTTATTAAGTTGTTTAATATATTTAAAACTCAAAAAATCTTCTCATACAATCCTGGAAAAACTTCTGGTGCCATTGGTCCAGGAGAAATGGCGTTGTCTATGATGGGCAATCCTGCACAAAAAGCTAAAAAAGGCGATTTATTAATTGGTGATAAAGAAATTGAAGTAAAGGCAGGTTCTACTTCAGGCGGTCGACTAAACAGTAAGAAAATTACTAAACCAGCCGCAGCTTGGAAGAAGGCATGGACTCCTGGTATTCAGAAAATTGTAGATTCAATTCCAGCAGGAACTCCTATTAGACTTAAGAATCAAGAAACTGGACAAGTTGTTGGAGTTCCTAAAGAAAATTTTACTGCTAACGTTGTTAACTATAAAACAGAAGTTACCGATACAGGCGAAAAAGTTAAAGGAGCAGGAAAAGAAGGTGCTCGCTATAACTTTAACGATACTGGATTAAATGCTTTAAACAACGACTTGTTGCGTCCTTTTAGTACACGAGCATTGACTTCTGAACTATTTTACGAAACATTTAGACGTATTATTCTTAATTTAGATCAAGTTGAAGATAGTTTAGGTCAAACAGCTATGGAGCTAATAGATTCAGCAATACCTACAACTGAAGACGGACGTGATGGTGGTATTGATGTTGATTCTATGATTAAAGCATATACATTACTAGCTTATGAAAGTTATCATTTAGCTGACGGAATTACAACTATCATGTAGCGGCTAAAGCTGCTAAAGTCTAAAAAGAATAAAATGCTCGCTTAATTCGTTCTCTGCCGGTTGTAAATACTATACCGGACACCGGGAGCGAATCATGAAATTCAAACTTTTTACCTTAGGCGGAATAATTCTGTCTCTATGCTCGCCAGCGTATGCAGAATTAGTACATCAATTCCAAAGCCCTGCCTTTATACCTGGCAATGGCTACAGTCAGCACGTTCTTAGCATCTATCAATTAGAAGAAAATAAAAAGAAAGAAATAAAAAGCGAAGAACTAGCCGCTATAGCCAAGGCAGAAGCAGCAGCCAAACAAACAAATCTAAGTAAATTCCTAGTAAACGTAGAAGCACGTATATATGCTCAGTTATCTAAACAACTGGCAGATCAAATGTTTTCTGAAGGCGGCGGCGACAGCGGAACTATGAATTTTCAAGGAACTAATATCAGTTGGGTAAAAACAGGTACAGATGTTACCCTTACGATTATAGAATCTAATGGCAGTCGTACAGAAATTGTTGTTCCTATAGCGAGCTTTGCATTCTAATGAAAAAACTATTGTTATCATTGCTAGTAGCAGGAACATTATCAGGCTGTGCTACTGTTCATATGGATGCCGCTAGGGAAGAACCTATATCTTTGAAAACAAGAGAAAATCTTATAGAAAAACTTCCAGAGTTAGATGGTCCTTCAATGACTGTTGCAGTCTACGGTTTTATGGACAAGACTGGACAAATGAAACCTAATGACAGACTGGCAGTATTTTCAAAGGCAGTTACACAAGGCGCTGAAGTATTTTTAATTAAAAGTTTACAAGACAGTAAAAATTGGTTTAAAGTAGTAGAACGTGTAGGACTAGATAATCTTGTAAAAGAAAGACAATTAATTCGAAATCAACGCGAAGTATACGAAGGCAAAGATGCCCGTCCTCTTAAACCTATGACAGTGGCAGGCATTATGATTGAAGGCGGCATTATTGGCTACGATAGTAATATACGTAGTGGTGGTAATGGTGCAAGATTTCTTGGTATTGGAGGAAGTCAGCAGTATCGTGTAGATGAAATTGTAATTAGTTTAAGATTAGTTAGTGTTAACAGTGGTGAAGTTTTGATTACAAATGCTGTGAGCAAAACAATTTACAGTACTCAACATAATGTAGGCGTACTTCGTTTTGTTGATGCTGGGACAAAAAGTTTAGAGTTAGAAAACGGTATGGCTTTAAACGAGCCTACAACTTATGCAGTACGAGTAGCTATAGAACAAGCAGTACACGACATGATAGTCGAAGGTGAGAAAAAAGGCCTATGGAGGTACAAACTTGCTAAACCTGCTATTAAAGAGGAGAAGACAGATGAGTTGGTTCAACCACAAACCTCACAAACACCCCAAAGAGCCGCAGAGCCCCTACCATCCACACAGACAAACTCCAGCGTCAGAGAAAGCAATGGAGCAGGCCAAACAGACGAAACCAACAACCAGCGAGGCACTGAGGCTAAAGTAGAAACAGTAGTTCAGCGTGAAGAGAAAAAAACAGAGTTTACAACTGTGTATCTTAAACAAGATTCCTATGTTTATAAAGAACCAAACGAAAAAAGTCAAAGAACTTGGTTGTTGAAAAAAGGAACAGAGTTAAGCATACAAGGAACAGTTACCGAAGGATGGTATTTTGTAGTAGACGCCGAGAAGCGTAAAGGGTATGTGCGAACTGACGTGCTTTCAGAACACAAATCATAATTGAGTCAAGCATAGGAGAAAGTCTTTATTAAACTAAAATATGGATGCATTAACAAACATAACTTGCATCCGGAGCGAAAAATGAAAAAAAGAATCACAGGCGGTGGCGAGTTGTCGAGAAAACTACTTGCAATACTAATGACATCTGGAATGATGTCATCGGGAGCGTGGGCCAACGATGTTTATGTAGAACAAATTGGTGATAACTCATCAGTTTCAATCACACAAACAGGCGCTGGCAACTTAGTCAATGGTAACGTTGGTGGTAACGGTAATGCTGATGATGCAGCACTGATTAGAGGCGACCTTAACAACGTAACTATCAGTCAAATTGGTGCTAGTAATACACTTAGCATGATTATCAATAATGAATCCAATGGCACTGGCGCAACAGTAGTAGTTTCAGCAGACGGAAGTAATAACAATCAAACTATTGGTTGTGGAACTGCATTAAGTTCTGCTTGTAACGCCAGCATCATCAGATCTGAAATTACAGGTAATAACAACAATACTGTACAAACACTAAGTGGCGGCGTTGTTCAGAGCAAAATTGCTATTAACGGAAATTATAACAACGTAACGCATACTGCATCGGGAGTAGGTTTACATTCAGGAGAAATTACAGTTTCAGGTAGCGGCACAAGTACGATTGCTAATGCTGTAACCCTAACACAGAGTGGAGTATTCGCTAAAAATGCAGTTATTACCAGTAACGGTTCTAATAACAACGTTGTTGTTACTCAGTCCGATTAATAGCTTTGCCGGTGTTGGCAAAGTTACTGAACAGACCGGGCCTACAGAAATTTTAAGGAATAAGAAAAGTATTCCTTCTAGTCTAAACACGGGCGTAGAGATGAATGACACCGTCTCTACAGCCAAAGCTAAAGCCGAATTAACTTTTGAAGATAAAACTACAGTCAAACTTACAGAACACAGTAAAATGATCATAGATGATTTTGTATATGATCCAAAGAAAGGTTCAGGTAAGTTGGCTTTAAATATGGCTTTAGGTACCGCACGTTATGCCAGCGGACAGATTGCCAAAAATAATCCTCAACAGGTAGCAATTAAAACACCAACCGCCAGTATTGCTGTTCGTGGTACAGACTTTTCAATGACTGTGGACGAACTAGGAAGGAGTTTAGTTATGCTTCTTCCTAGTTGTGATCCCAAAGGCGGCTGTGTTACTGGAGCAATTGAAGTTAGAAACTTTGGCGGCGTAGTTTTATTAGATGTTCCATACCAGGCTACACTAGTCAATAGTGCGTATACTCCTCCAACCGAACCTGTAGTAATTAAAATTGATCAAGCTAATATTAATAACATGTTGATCATCAGTAAACCAAAAGAAGTTGCAGATGCGGAAAATGCAGGTACCGTTAAGAAAGAAAAAGGTCTATTAGATTTTAATGAACTAGATTTTGACTTATTAAAATATTCTAAATTAGATGAAAATGCGTTGGACAAAAAAACATCACTAGATAGAAATGACCTTGACGCTGATTTGTTAGCTTACAATTCATTAAACGAATTAGATAGACAAAATGCCAGTTTGTTAGGAGACGAATTAGATATACCTGTATTGCCAGGTTATAGTTCTAATAAGTCATTAGGACTATTATATTACTTTAATGACGATCAAAGTAAAGTCACTTTATATAAAGCAGGCACACATAATGCTACAGCAACTTTTGATACAACAAAAAATGTTACTTTTACTTTAATACAAGATGGACAAACAATTATACAAAACGTTAATAAAGGATCGACTAGTACTATAATTATAGTACAAAATTAAACACAGTTTTTTATTTCTATAACTTAGATTTAAATAATAGTACACCAACACCAAAAAAAATAATAAAGTTGGGGAGCGAAAATGAAAAAACAATTAATTGCAGCAATAGTTGCCGCTATGCTATCGGTACCGGCAATCGCAGGAAATGAAATATTAGTAAATGAATTTATAAAAGCAGGAGTAAATGAATCAACAGGTACGCTGGGAAGTGGAGGAAACACCAATCCAGGACTACAGTACGATAACACTGGTACTGGAACATTTAACTCTGCATACGATTATCTAACACCAGGTTCGCCCTATGAGGG